GAAGATAAAACAAATCATGCAGGATGCCAAAAAAGAGCAGATTGGGAATCTATGGTTAGGGCTGGAAAATCAAGATCATATAAATATGTTTTGAATGATTGGTTGCAAAAAGATGGAACGCCTTGGCCGTTAAATGCTCTTTATTCTGTTAATGATAAAATCAATAAAGTAAATGGTTCTTTTCTCTCTTCTTCTGTTACTTTTCGATTGAATGGATGGGGAAAGACTACAGAAATAAATCTTGTTGATCCAAAAACATATCAGTTAATTCGTATGGCTGAAAAGATAAAAGGCGAAAATGACGATATTGATATTAGTTCATTGATTGGAGACTAATGATAAATTCTTTATCCAGAATACTTGCACCTATCAAACGTCAAATTTATATGTTGATAGGTAGAGCTATTGTTACCTATATTGATAATTCAAAAAGTACTCAATTATTGCAGTTGAGTTTGCTTGCAGATGAAGTATCGAGTAATGTTGAAAGATTTGAAGAATATGGTTTTAGTACTTATCCATTAACCGGGGCTGAAGCGATAGCTGGATTTATAAACGGTAATAGATCGCACGGAATTGTTTTGTGTGTACACGATAGGAGATATAGACCTACAGATTTAGCGGAAGGAGAAGTTGCAATTTATACAGATGAAGATCAGTCTTCTCCTAACCATAGAATACATTTAAAAAATGGGAATGAAATTGAGATAAAATGTCAAGATAAAGTAGAAATATTAGGTGGAGATAAAACAGAAACAATATCCGGCAGCAAACAAATTACAATAACTGGTGACCAAACAAAGAATGCCGCGAATGATACAGAAACAATTACTACTAATAAACAAATTGTTGCTGCTGTAATTGTTTTAAATGCTCCTTCTGTTACTCTTGGCGGTATTGCTGGAGCTGGAAAAACATTAGCGACAAGTGATATAGTTACAGTTTTCAACAATCATACACATAATGAAACTGGTTCAGTAACAGCGGTTCCAAATACTCTTTTGAATTCTGGAAATATGACTGCTAATGTGAGAGGCGTATAATGGCAGAAGAAATTAAACTTAGTTGGAGTGATATTCTTTTTGAAGCTGATATGTCTTATTTAAATGGTGATCTTGAATCTGAAGCTGGTTTTGCATCAAGTGTTTTGATTTCTCTTTTTACAGATAGAAGAGCATTAAACGATGATGAATTACCTGATTCAAATAGTAAAGATAAACGCGGATGGTGGGGAGACTTAGCTTCTCCAGAAGTAGACAATGATAGAATAGGATCGAGATTGTGGTTGTTAGAAAGATCAAAAACGATTCCATCTATTGTAACAAGAGCTAAACAATATGTTGAAGAGTCTTTACAATGGATGATAGAAGATGGAATGGCTTCAAAAATAGAAGTAGAAACAGAACGTCAAGGCGATGTTGGTAGTGATAGATTGGCAATTGGTGTAAAAATACATTTGATAAGCGGAACAGTAATCGCTGTTTCTTTTGAAAATGAAGTTATTACTATAATAACAAATAATTCAGAGACAACACAAATTGCTTTATTTGGTAGTAGTTATCAAGGTGCTGTTGCGACGTGGCATGGTGCTCCAATAACGTGGTAGGCTAATCAGGAGAATTATCTTATGCCTTTTACAAGACCAACACTAACAGAATTAGTAGATAGAATTCAAAGCGATATAGAAACCCATGTCACAAATGGCCAATCTTTACTTCGCAGAAGTGTTTTGAAAGTTCTTGCAAGAGTATATGCTGGCGTTGCTCATTTGTTATATAGTTATTTAGGTTTTCAGGCGGAACAATTATTTGCAACTACAGCAGATGTAGAAGGATTAGAATCAATAGCAGATGAATATGGAATAAATAGAAATGCTGCAAGTAAAGCTACCGGATCGTTAACTTTAACTGGTAGTGCTGGAATTATTATTCCTATAAATACGGAGTTTCAAACTTCAAGTGGTATTCTATATACGTCTGATATCGAATCTATCTTTGTTGGAGCAAACTTATCTATTGATATTACAGCAGCAGAAGGTGGGGAAGATGGAAATCAAGATTCAGGCGCTATCTTATCTTTTATATCTCCAATATCGGGAGTAAATTCTCAAGCGACAGTTGGAACTGGCGGATTGACTG